CGTGCTTCTACTTCATCATGTAGTTTTTTTTCTTGTTCTGTGTTTCGTACTTCTTCTTTTCGTGCTTGGGCTAGTGATTTTTCATTTACTTTATCATTCAAAAGATTTGATTCATGACCTATTTTTAATTGTTCTAAATTATTAATTTTATTCAATATTTTTTGTATTTTTTCGTTGTCTCCGTTTTCATCGTTTTTTTTTTCATTTTTTTTTATTTTATTAGCAGCAATAATTTCTTTTTGTTTTGTATAATATTTTAAATTTTTTAATAGTTTATCTTCTTTTATTTTTAATCCGTTGTATCTATAATATTTTCGGAGTACATTATATAATATTTTAGGATTTTTTTCATAAATATCTATTAGATCTTTATAATATTTATAACGTTCTGGCGATAGTTTTCTTATATCAATATCGCTAAAAATATAATCACCAATTGATTTAATATTAATTTTTTCGTCGTCTATATTATCATTATCATTATATTGTATTTTATTAAATATGTCATTGTACATCCTTTCCTTTATTCGTATTATAGAAAAAAATAAATAATTAATTCTGCACTGTATATATAATCTTCCATATAATCGCTATTGTAAGGTATGCTATAACAATGATGGCGAGTATATAATTTATTTGCGAATAATAATAAAACAATATAATCATTAATGTAATTATTACTATTGACCAAATAATTATTAAAACTATGCTAAATACATTTAATTTAAATTTATTATATAATGAATCATCACTATTAAAGGTTTTTAAAAGCTTTTCTAATTTGTTTTGAATATTACTTTTAAAAACATTAATAGTTGTTTTTTTAAAATTACTAAATATCTTAGTATAATCTTCGTGTGTAAAAATATCATTTCTCGCAATACGATTTAAATTGCGAGAATAATTTTTATAATTCAAAGGTATATACGATGACGGCATTGACTCTATAGGTAAAATACCAAAATGATATATTTGTTGGTTTTTTATTAAGTCGTTATTAATATTTTTTAAACTTTTTAAACTATTTAACTGCTGTTCAAGTGTATCTTTTAGTTTATTATTATTATAGTTATTAAAGTCTTGTTTTTCTGGATTTGCTTCACTACGAATAAAAGGCTCGTTTTTCTTTGTTTGTTTATCATTCTCTTTTATTATTTTATTTAAGTCTTTAATTTCTTTTTTCAATTTTTTAATTCTTTCATTATTGTCTTCGCCAGAGTATGTCTCATCCTTAAATAATTCTGACTTTTCTTTAAAAAAATCACTAATATCTTTATTATCTTTTTTATCTGTTTCTAAAAAGTATTTATCAGTTAATAAAAAATTATTATCTATATAATCTGTATCAATGGGAGAAGTATCTACCATTATATTTGTTATAACTTTATTAATTTAATATATTTTATATTATTAATAAAGTATATATAAAATTATAAACTCATATATTATAAATGAATAAGTGTAAATTATTGATATTCATATTTTTGAACTATATGCATAATATATATTCATACTCTCTTGGTATAGGGTCTGGGAGCTTAAATAATATTGGAAAGTCTAAAGGTTCGGATATATGTATTCTAAACTATAATAACGTATATAGTTCTCTTTATACATGGTCTAATGAGAATGCTAATAGTCACAAAAAACTTATAAATGATACATTATGGATTAATAAAAATAGATTTATTCATCAAAATATTATTATCGGTATTTATAATGATGTTGGTATATTAACATATATGTGTCAATTAAGAAAAGTAGAAAATATGAGATTTATTTTAGTAAATATTTTCGCTAATCCAAGTAATAAACTTGAAGAAGATTCTTTTTTATTTGATAATTTATATTCATTTTGCGAATATAATAAATACTCTTTAGATACTCGTAAGTTAAAAATTATTGACAATAGTAAATATTATTTAACTTATATTTTTGAAAAAAAATAGTTATTATTTTATCTGTATTTTTATTTTATTACATCTATTCGTTATTGGATTTAAAACAGAACCTTCTGGGCATATTTTTTTAGCAAGTTTTGGTTTCTCTATTTTTTTATTTTTAATTGGTTCAGTTGGTTTAATAGGTTTGATAGGTTTCACATACGTTTTCTGTATTTTTATTTTATTACATCTATTCGTTATTGGATTTAAAACAGAACCTTCTGGGCATATTTTTTTAGCAAGTTTTGGTTTCTCTATTTTTTTATTTTTAATTGGTTCAGTTGGTTTAATAGGTTTGATAGGTTTCACATACGTTTTCTGTATTTTTATTTTATTACATCTATTCGTTATTGGATTTAAAACAGAACCTTCTGGGCATATTTTTTTAGGAATTTCAGGTTTGCTTAATGGTTTTATTGGAAGTTTATTAATAGACTTTATAGATATGCATCTATTAGTCAAAGGATTAACAACATCATTATTATTACATATTATATCTCCATTTATTGCAAGGTCTCTTGATTTATTCTTTTTAACATAGGTAACAATACGACCTCCTTCATAAAAAGAAAAACATAAGTTTTTAACATCCATAATATCCAATATGCATTTTTTTCTATTTAAACAAAAACTATCTTTATTGTTCATATCCCATTTATATTTCATTAATTGACAAGGAATTGTTATTTTTTTATCATCAGATATTAATTCCTTAACTATATTAGGGTCTATAGTAGTTCTTGTCCAGCCATTATAAACATATTTTTCACCTTTACATTTTATACCAGCAATAGAATGCCCTCCAATATTGTGCGTTTCTTTATTCCAATTTGTTAATAAAACAGAATCTTGTATATATTCTTCATTTTTAATTTTAACTATTTCATTTAAATTGAGAAGTTCATCAAGCACTTTTTCAATTAAGTAATGTGGGGGATAATAAGATTCTTTTTTTATATGTTTACCATCTAATATATTTATAATTATGATATCATGTTCTTCTATTTTTTCTTGTACTTTTGCGGGTGATTTAAATACATAATCAAACTTTATAACTTGTTTTGTTATTTTGATAAGTTTAGTATTATTATATTTAGAATAATAAATTTTTTGTGTTTTTGGGTTAAGGTCAATAAATAAAACCTTTACACCAAGTAATTTATAAACACTTTTAATATATAAAGCAGATTTGAAACCATTATCTTTATTTTTAGCAGGGTTAAATGAAAAGTTCTTCTTATTGTATTTATATAATTGTTTCAATATATATTCAGGACGTATTTTATCAAAATATAGATAATCATTATGTATGCGTGTTGTTCTAAAATATTTATTTTTTAAAATATAACTCAATGTTTTATAAATAGCTATTTTGTTATCCCATTTTTTAGACTTTTCAAGTAATAACTTTCTACTCTCATCGCTATATAAAACACTCATTAATATACTATTAAACCAACAAGTTGGACCATATTGTTTTAATGAAATAACGTTATCGCATTTTGTTGTCATTTCTATTATAAACGCATAAAATTATATAATTTTATTTAAAAAGTTCTTCATTTGAGTTTTTATAAATATAATTTTCTCTACTTATAACTGTATTATCGTTATCATTATCAATATCTCTATCGTAATTATCTCCCTTAATATTATTTAATATTTTATTAAATATACTTGCTGGAGATTGAGAAACACCCCCGGCAAATATATTAGAAATACCTCCGTTTTTTTTTCTATGATTTGGATATTGAATATTTATTAAATCGCGAATATTATCAAATGACATGGTTGGTATTGTCATATTTATATATATATATTATAAACATCTATGATATTATTTTTTATGTCCTTTTAATTTATTTTGCATTTCATAATCAAAACTATCGCATATACCACGTATATTATTCCATTTACTATCGTCAATTCCAATATTTTTAACAGTTTTATTTTCTAACATCCATAATTCATCAAGAGTTTCTAATACATTTTTATTATTTTTTAAAAATATTATTTCAACTTCTTCATATGTCATTTTAACAGGTGATTGTTTAAAAACCTCTTCCATATTCTATATATATTCTTCTTTATTATTTTTATATATCTTTATATTTTTGATTACCTTTGTAATAATAATCTGCTATTTCATATGCCATTTTTTCATAAGGATGTTCTAAAGAATGATTTGTCATTATAACATCATTAATTCCGGTTGGTTTATCACTTCTATAAAAACATACCATAGTTTTATTCGTTTTATTATCTATATAAATATTACTATTTGTATCAGGGTTTGACCTGACATATTCATCATTTACTAGAAATATTTGTTTAAACCCCATACATTTTATTATCTTATCGAATAATTGTACATTAAGTCTTTGATATATATGTATTTTTTCATGTATTAATGTTTTTACCAAATCATCTTCGATATAATTAAGTACATTTTTAGATAAAAATATTATATTTTCTCTTGTATGCGGTAATCCTTCTTCATATTCATATTCTATATTGTTTTTCATATCATCAACAGAATGTGTATTCGCAAATATCCATTTTATATTTGCAATGTCAGTTCCTATAATATTGTTATTATAACATAAATCATCGTATTTTACATTTCTAAAAAAAATATCTGCTTTTTCTGTACATCTTATCAATAAATCCTTTTCATATTGTGTAAAAGATAAGGTTGTTTTTACAATTTTTTCAATATATTCATTGTGTGTTGATACTTTTCTCGCATACAAATCGTATCGCGATAAGTTTTTTACATATCTGTCAGTATCATTAGTTAGATAAAACTTTGTTTGTTCGTCGCTCATAAAATATACTTCACAATTACTATTTATTTTTTTATTATAACAATAAAATAAATATGAAATTATAATTATAAATATTATTGATAATATTGTTGTAATCAAAAGAAATATATTGTATTTCATAATGTATTCTATTATATATGTATTTTTGTTTTATAAATTACAAAAAAATTATATTAAATGTTTTTTCTTCTTTTTTTGATAACAATACACATCATCATTTTTTACAACCATTTTTTTGATATTTTCAATATTTTCAAGTGTTAAGACAGAACAAATATCTTTTTTATAATTTACATCTTTTATTTTTGATAAAATATTTATTATATTATAATATATTTGTTTGCTATTTTCTATTAAAACGGGCAATTTTTCAGATTCCATAAAACATTTATCAATATTATATGTGTAAAAACTACCAGGATTGTTATCTATAGTTATTATATTTTTATAACAAATTGAAATATCTCTATTTGAATTTACATTAATAACAGAATACCCAAATGAATTAATGCAAAAATATTTCATTCTATATTCGTCTATACCATTTATCGCATCTATTTTAAATGAAAATTCTTTATATTTATTGGGATTATGCGGAATAACATTATCTGGATTAGCACCTCCTGTCCCTGTAGTTATTTGTATCAAATATTTGTCTCTTTTTGCGATTTGCATTATACTAAAGTTATGTGTATCGGCACATAAATATATACATCTATAATAACACAGAATATCATAAAAGTCATTTACAATATCATAATCAATTCCTTTTATTATAGAGCCTTCTTTATTAGACTTTTTAATAGTAAATAATGGTACATGCCCCATTACGAAAATGGTTTTCTTAAACAAGATAGATGTTTTTTCTATTTGTTCCTTTACAACCTTTAAGTATTTTAAAGATTTAATTTTTTCTTGGGGTGTATTTGAATAAAAATTATTAGTATTAATAATAATCGTAATATATTTATCGTTATGTATAATACCAATTTTATCACCATCAAATAGATTTATATCGTCTAAAGCATATTTTACATTTTCTAAACTAACTGCATTTTCGTCTAGTATTGATTTTAAACTGTTTTTTTCATTTATTTCTTTTTTAATCTTATTTATATAATATTTTTGCGTATTTATCATACAGTTTTTTTTAATATCAACTTGTTCATCACTATCTATTTCTTCATCGTGATTTCCAACAGCTATATATTTTGGATTTTCCATCTCATAAATTTTATAATATCCGGATATTAGAATATCTTTTAAATAATATTTAATATTAATCCCTGATACATAATCTTTAAATGTTGTAGCATACCAATTATCACCAGCTATAAAAATAGGTATTTTTGTACTTTCGTTATCTTTTATATATTCTAATATTATATCTCTATATAATGGGTCATTTGGTTTTTCACAGTTTATATTGTTCCAACATCCAAAATATAAAAAATTATCACACATCTTATAAT